ACTTGCAATAGCGCAAATGGGCCGGGATAACCCCCGGCTTCCATTTGTACGACTGACTTGCACTTGTGGGATCGTATAAGACAGGATACTAATGGCTTATTTAACTCAATTAGATATAGAAGATCTAACCCCAGAGGAATACTCACGGTTCCTATCTTACGGGGACATTAACAACATAGATGACGATGAATTTACCGCTGTTTATAACAGACATGTACTGACTGACTACAAAAACAAACTCTAATTCAACACCATCTTTGGGTAACCGATGTCAATTCTATTAGCCGAATCGATAGAACGACAACATCAATTGGAACGTTCTGAACACGCAGAGGCCCAGTTACGGGTCACTAATAGGACTACGAGAGCTGAGCAACGGTCCTATGCATCCTCCACCGCGTACTCCAAGCGGCTCCTATCAGGCTACCTAGGTATTATTACTGATGAGTTTGATGATCGCTTAACACAACTAGGTAACGGCAGGGCTGGCACGCACTACTGCACTATCCGCAGATATGTAGGGACTCTTGATGCTGCTGTTATCGCGTTAATCGTGATGAAAACCTGCCTAGATGTATTAGGTAAGGAAGCCAGGCCAACGTTTGTCACACTCTGTAGCCGTGTTGGTCACTCACTACAGGCTGAGCTACGGCTGCGGTTTTATGAAACCGAGAAACCTGAACTGTTCAGCAACGTCTCCAAGCGGTTCCACAAGTCCACAGGTACGCAACAAAAGCTTGCTGGTTACCGACATAGCTTCAATAGAGAGGGTATCCACTGGGATAGATGGTCTAGTACCACTAATCATGAGGTTGGTGGCTGGTGCCTCAATAACCTCCAGAGAGCAACAGGCTGGATCACTACCGAGACCGCACAGCAGTCAGCTAGACGGCGAGCAACTGTTGTCAGGTTCTCACCAGAATTCATGGATCTCAAGTCCGAGATCATGGAGCGGGTGATGGATATGGCGTTCTGTATGTGGCCAATGGTCTGTCCACCTGTTCACTGGGCAAATGATCAGATTGGCGGCTGGCTGAATGGATCTATGCGCGGTTATCAACTGGTGCGAGGTATCCGATGAAGGGTTGCACATTAATGCAGGGAGACCTGCCCATAGCATTCAACAATGCACTGCAGGATGTACCACTATGCCTTAACAAAAAAGTGTTTGAGGTAATGGAGCATTGCTTCAAAAACATGATCAGCATAGGTAAGTTCCGACGCCTTGAGAGGCGTGAGATTACCAACAACCTCACAGAAACTTCTACTGAGGAGGAGATCAAGAGCTATAAACGCTTGAGACGTGAGCTAGAGGATGCAAATGCCCAGATCGAAAGAGACAACTGTAGGACTACTGAATTAGTATTTGTTGCGCGTAAGTTTATCAATGAAACGCGTATATACCTATGCTATTCATTTTGCTATAGGGGTCGCATCTATACACTGCAGACAGCTCTATCGCCACAGGGCTGTGATCCAGAACGTTCACTATTCTTGTTCGCTGATGAGGGAGCTATTAATGAATGGTGGTTGGCATTTCATACTGCTACGTGTTGGGGTGGTGGACTCGATAAGGCTGAGCTTAATGCCCGTGTTGAATGGACCCGTAGTAACACTGATCTAATCACTGAAATCGCTACTGATCCATGCGGGACAATCAAGCTATGGCGTGATGCTGATGAACCTTGGAGTGCATTAGCGAGCATGATTGAGTACTACGATTGTTGTATTGCTCAAACAAAAAAAACAAGTGGAATCCCCTGCGGGATTGATGCAACAGCAAGTGGTATCCAGCATTTGGCTGCTAGCACATTGGATGCAACCAGTTCACGCATGGTTAATCTGCTGCCGACTAAAAAACCAGTGGATGCTTATGGATTAGTTGCTGAAAAATCCAAAGAATATTTACCTGAAAAGTATCATTCTTGGATGACAAGGAATGTGACCAAAAGAACTACAATGTGCCTACCTTATGGTTTATCTAGACATGGATCGCGAGGTTATCTAAGGGATTCATTGATATCTGCTGGACATGAACTAGAGACTGGTGATTTAACCACCATCACAAGTGCTGTTTATGAGAAAGCAATCCCTGAAATCTTTCCAGGGCCAATCAATGTAATGAACTGGATCAAACGTTCTGTAAAAGAATTAATGCGGGACGGGACAGAGAACTTGACCTGGGTAACACCAAGCGGTTTTGTTGTCAGGCAGGATCTACGTAAACCAACAACTCGACGTATCAATACCCATTTAATGGGAGTAGGGCGTATCACTGCGTCTGTATATCAGGGGCCAGGTGAGGTTGATGCAACACATCATGTATCAGCAACTAGTCCGAATCTGGTACATTCTTGGGATGCCTCCTTGTTGTGTTTTGTTTTCACTGATAATGGTTGGGGGGCGGATAAACCCTTCAGTGTTATTCATGATTGCGTGATGGCTAGATCCTGCGATATGGATGATCTGGCTAGTGAGGTACGTGTCCACTTTGCTGAAATGTATAAGGGAGATCCCCTGCAAGATTGGGCTGATCAATTAGGAATAAAAGTTCCTGACGGCTTAATAATAGGGGATCTAGACCTAGACCAAGTAAACCAATCTGATTATTTCTTTTCTTAAAAATGTCTAATCGTTACACCTTTGATACAGAACTAGAAGGCTTCATTAATTGCGGTGAACCACAAGGAAAATTCAACAACAGTTGTTTTGCTTTTAAGCTTCCACAAAATGTAATCACTAGCATGGAAGAAGCAAGACCAGCACTACTGGAATGGGCTAAGAGCAAGGTGCAAAATCCTAACCGTGTTGCTGTTAATCCTGAAAAATGGGATGAAGAAGGGATCGTGAAGGTGCGCTGGGGGCCTGATTGCACTCAGAAGGATCTTGTATTTATCGATACAGAGGGATCGGTTCTAGATAAAACCACGCGAGCTTCTATCAGGAAGGGTACAAAAGTCAGGATGATCGTTGATCACAAGCCTTACACCAAGCCAAACATTGGAACCACAGTAAAAGTCGTTGGTGTCCAGGTAATTGAACTGGTTGCTGGTGAGGTATCTGATTCTGGTGATCTCAGTTCTGATGATGTTGCAGCACTTTTCACTGAAAAAGTTTCCGGATTCAAGGCACAATCACCAGCACCAAGGCAGACAGAAGAGGTGTATACAGATTTCTAATGGCATATCGCTCCAAGTTTGAGGAGCAGATTGCTAAGAGGTTAGAGAGAGATGGCCGTACATTCCTATACGAGCCATCTAAACTTAAATACACTTTAGTCTGCTCATATACGCCTGATTTCCACTTACCCAATGACGTGATAATTGAGGCAAAAGGATACTTAACTGCTGCTATGAGAAGGAAGTATCTACAGGTAAAGGAAGACAATCCTTATATCGATCTACGTTTTGTTTTCCAGCGAAACAATCCATTACGAAAGGGATCAAAGAAAACATATTTATCTTGGGCTGCATCAAATGGCTTTCCAGCCGTTATAGGGCCTGATATTCCACCATCATGGTTTGACTGATGATTTGTGATCGCCTATTTGATGACTTAGATCTATTAGTTCTAAGGACAATGGATGAAGGAGTGCCACTAGTCGAAATACTAGAGGTAATCAAGGAATACATAGAGATTGCTGAAGATGAAGGGTACTCAAAGGAATTTGAGGACTATTTATATGGGTGAAAGTGAATTTGTTCGCCATATCGCTTGTCCTAATTGTGGATCATCTGACGCCAATGCAGTGTTTACAGATGACCATACATTTTGTTTTTCCTGCCTCAATAGGGGTTCCATTATGTCCGAAACTAAAAAGTCCTTTTCATTTGAAGGCGATTGTATGCGGCTAGATAAACGCCGTATATCAGAAGACACTTGTCGCAAATTTAATGTGCGAGTGTCTGACGGTCATCTTAAATTCCCTTACACCATCACGTCTGGTCAGATCACTGGCTATAAAGAACGTGAGAGGGGGAAAGAATTTAGATGGCAAGGCAAAAACCCTGAGAAAAGATTATTTGGCCAACAATTGTTCGGTCCTAATAAAAGCATAGTGGTCACAGAAGGGGAGCTTGATTGTCTCTCAGTCTGGGAAAGTAGGCCAAAATGGCCTGTGGTTAGCATAAGTTCAGGTGCTGCAGGTGCTTACAAAAATCTGCAAGCTCAGTTGAATTATCTGCTGCAGTTTGATGAGATCATACTGCTCTTTGATAACGACTCAGCAGGCCAGGACGCCGCTCTACAGTGTGCCGGCCTGTTTCCCCCTGAGCGTTGTTTAATAGGCAACATGGGGGCATACAATGACCCCTCAGAGGCTCTACAGGCTGGTGATCCTGATGCTATACGTCAGGCAGTCTGGAATGCTTCACCATACACACCAAAAACAATAGTAGAAGGCACAACTATCTATGAGCTGCTACGGCGGCCAATGGTAGGTAAAGATGCTGACTGGCCTTTTGAAGGTTTAAATACTATGACTGGTGGGCTTAGATTAGGTGAGCTAGTTGTATTAACAGCTCCAACAGGCGGTGGTAAAAGTACACTCTGTACTGAGGTAGCGTATAGCTTACTTGAACAAGGTTTCAAGGTTGGTTATATCTCACTGGAAGAATCCGTGAGGAGAGCAGGACTAAGATTAATGTCTTGCGCTGCAAATAAACCCTTACATACTGATAATTCAACAATAGATGAAGAGACCTTCAAGGCAGCTTTCGATAAAAGCGTGGGCTGTGGTCGCTTATATTTACGTGATGGTTTTGGTTCTGTTGATCCATCAGTAATAATTAACGATCTACGGTTCCTAGCTAAATCTGGTGTCCAGTGGTTGATCCTCGATCACTTATCCATACTCCTCTCAGGTAACGCCACTAATAATGAGAGGGCGATGATAGACGAAACAATGACTAATTTACGTTGTTTTGTAGAAGAAACAGGCGTTGGCTTGATATTAATTTCTCATTTAAGGAGAACTAATGGTGACAAAGGTTTTGAGGATGGTAATCAGGAGATTACGCTATCGCATCTACGTGGTAGTCACAGCGTTGCACAATTGGCTGATGTTGTTGCCTTCCTGGCAAGAAACATTACGGCTGGTGAGAATAGGGCTCAACTTGCAGTCATCAAAAACCGATTCAATGGCTGCACAGGAAAGTGTGGATACATCATGTATGACAAAGAAACAGGACGAATGTTATCAACAGACTCTCCATCCACTCATGGAGAAGACAAAAATCCTGACTTCTAGGCCAACAACATTAGTACTTATTGTTGATGACAAATGTGAGGAAGAGTATAGAGGTATTGTAAACAGCGTTTTGGATGGTACTGAGTGGGGATATATAATCCCTATCCTAAATAAATCCTGCCATAAAGCAGTTACAGTATCTTATAACATTAAAAAGTTTCCAACTCTATTAGCATTTGATATGTATAGTCGCTTGGTTTCAAGGATAGAAGATAAAGCTATGTTCAATAAAGACTTCTTTACTAAAGCTATTTCCTTCGCCGCTAGTAACCGCAATGAGGTTGGTATTTGACATTGAAACTGATGGTCTCCTAAGAGATCTCAGTTGTGTTCATTGTATAGTTACCTATGATCTAGATACGGGTGAGACCACTCGTTACGATGACACAGGTACGTATGACTCTGTAACTACTGGTGTAACAACACTGATGGGAGCTAAAGAGTTATATGGTCACAACATTGTTTCCTATGATTTTGAAGCATTAAGAGAATGCTATCCATTCTGGGAGTACACAGGAAAGGTTTACGATACATTGATTCTTAGTAGATTATTCTACTTTGATATGTTGGATAGGGATTTAAGATCTAAGCCTGCCAATATGCCCGCCAACTTATATGGTCGTCACTCACTTGAGAGCTACGGTTATAGGTTATCTGGGCCAATGAAATCAGAGTATGGCAAACAATTAGATGGCGATTGGTCAACATATACTGAGCAGATGCTTGAGTATTGTGTGACTGATGTGATGCTAAATGTCGAGTTAGTTAAGGTATTCCTGCCAAAGATAAAGGAGTACTCTAAATGTATTGACCTTGAGCATAAGTCTGCTGCCATCATGTCTTGGCAAGAAAGGGTGGGTTATCCCTTTGATAGCAAGGCTGGTCAACAACTTGAATCTAAGTTACGTACAGAGATTGAGGAGATCTCTAATGAAATGAGAGAAACATTCTCATTTGTACCAGGCAAGGAATTTATACCAGCTAGGGACAATAAACCAAAGGGCTATTTTGCTGATTCCCCTATGACACGTCTGAAGGAATTTAGCCCTACAAGCCGTGATCATATCTCCTGGGCTTTTCAGCAATTTAGGGGGTGGGTTCCTATTGAAAGAACCACTAAGGGTAAGGTGAAGATCGATGAGGACGTTTTAAAAAATATCGGTACTGATGAAGCTCTTAAGTTCGCCCGGATTCTTGAGCTACAAAAGGCATTAGGCCAACTTAGTGAGGGTAAAAACTCATGGTTAAGGCTAGTTGATAAGGACAATCGTATACACCACAGTTGTTTTCTAAACACTGTTACAGGTAGGAATGCACACATGCGGCCAAACCTGGGGAATGTAAACTCTTCCCCTGAATATCGGGCTTTATTTGGACCCGGTGAAGGGAGAATACAAGTAGGTAGTGATGCTTCTTCGCTAGAACTTAGGGCACTTGGACATTACTTAGCGAGGTACGATGGGGGTAAGTTTGCAAAGGAAGTGGTGGAAGGTGACATACATGCAAGACTTGCATCTATCTATAAAGTGGATCGTACTACATCCAAGAGAGTTACTTATTGTATGCTTTATGGTGGTGGAGATCTTCGCCTGGGGGATGCTGCTAATGCTGAGAGGGACATGGCTGCAGCTACAGGAAAAAGAATACGTGAAGCGGTACTTAATGATCTGGACGGCTTTGCAGAGCTATCTAGAGCAGTCCTAGAAAGGGCTAAGAGTGGTGTCATACGTGGACTTGATGGTAGACCTATTCGTATCAGAAAGGCTTTTAGTGCTTTGAATGCCTTACTCCAATCGTGTGGGGCAGTGATATGTAAGACCTGGCTAGTTAGAACAAATGAACTTTTAATAGAGGCAGGTATTGATTACTGGCCACTTGCATTTGTTCATGATGAGATGCAGCTAAGTGTGAGGCCAGACCAGAAGGATATGGCAGCAGATCTGATAAAGATGGCGATGAAAGATGTTGAACAAACAACTAACTTTAGAGTTTCCTTGGATTGCGACGTTAAATTCGGCGAAAACTGGGGCGAATGCCACTAGAATATGCAAACGCTGTGGAGATGAAAAACGTCTCCACTCGTTTCCTACTTTTGGTGCATCAGGATCGACCGGCAGAAAGAACACCTGCAGAGCTTGCACAAACGAGCTAGCAGTTACCAGAAACCAGTTAAGGCAGCTCCACCCAAAGCCGCCACCCGGCTTATGTCCCATTTGCCACAATCACACAAGCTCCTGGGTATTGGATCATTGTCATATTAGTAATGACTTCAGAGGTTATATCTGCGATTCATGTAATCGTGGCTTAGGACACTTTGGGGATGATCCAGTAATAGTAAATCGGGCTTCAATTTATCTTATGACTTGCACTAATGAAAACCACGCTACTGATTGATGCTGATCCCATAGTTTATAGAGCCTCTGCTAGTAGTGAGGATGAACTTGACTTCACTCCAGATGTAACTGTTGTTACTGGTGATTTTAAAAAGGGAAAGAACATTGTCAAAAGAAACATCAAAGAATTATCAGAACGCTTTGATACTGATGAAATGGTGTTCTTTTTTACTAGTGAAATCAACTTCAGAAAAACAGTAGATCCACAGTACAAAGGCAACAGACAAAAACGTAAGCCAGCAGGCTTCAAAAAACTAAAAAATTGGACTAAAACACAGTATGAATCGATTGAAATTGAAGGGCTTGAAGCCGACGACGCTTTGGGTATTGCCGCCACTTGTGGCGACTATAACAACTTTATTGTTTGTTCTCCCGACAAGGATCTCGAACAATTCGCCTGCAGAATTTGGAATGGAAAAATCGAGTTTACACAAACTGCCAGTGAAGCAATTCTCAAACGATGGATGCAAAGTCTTCATGGTGATGCCTGCGATGGGTATGCAGGGATCAGAGGGTATGGGCCTAAGAAAGCAGCAGCTTTATTGAAAAAGGTGCAGGATGGGAATTACTATCCTGCTGTATTAAAAGCCTATTTAGATGAGGGATTGACAGAAGAGGATGCACTAAGAAACATCCGATTAGCTACTATCCTGTCTGTTGATGACTGGGATGCAGAAGCATTTGAACCAATATTATTCACACCTTAGATATGAAACCATTGTGGCGCGATATGTTAGCGGCTAAAGCTAAGACAAGAGGAGCGGGAAACGATTACGGGGCAATGCTAAGGGTTGTTGCTGAAAGAGTAGAGATCAACATGATAGGAGATAACTCAGAAGATATTTCATCTGAACTAAGAGAAGAAGCTCTTAGGGCTGAGGCAGGTGAATGACACCATTACCACCTATCACACTAGAGCTATCGTATGAACAACAGTTCTCTATGCGGGCTTTTGAGGATCAGATAAAGAAACTAAAGAAAGATGAGTTGATTGATCTAATGATCTCTTTACAGACTCATAACTATGTTTTAAAAAACACTATTTCATCACTAGTAAAAGGATGGCCTGACTAATGACTAAATTCTCACCGAATCATTACAAACGGGGACAAATTGAGGTATGGGATTTTGTTGCTGATCAAGATCTGGATTACTTCAAGGGATGTATTGTTAAATACGTGTGCCGTGCTGGATCAAAGCAAGGCGAAACAGAGCTAGAGGATCTTCTTAAGGCTCATGCATATCTAGACAAAGCAATTTATCTATTAAAAAACAATGACGCATCAGAACGACGCTGTGACTTTTCGCAAGCGAATGGAACAGCCTGTGAATGCTCTTTCTCAGAATACTCTGAGCCTTCAGGCTCGGCTGATTGATGAAGAGGTACTTGAATTAGATGAAGCAATAAGAGCTTTATCATTCGATCTGAGTAATCGTAAACGCCGTCACGATGCACTAAAAGAGTTGGCAGATGTTGTATTCGTTTGCTTTCAGCTAGCCGCTGCTAGTGGTTGGGATCTAGATGATGCTTTAGCCCGTGTATTTGAATCAAACATGAGCAAGCTAGTTGATGGTAAACCAATCAAAGATGAACACGGAAAGGTTCTAAAGGGGCCTAATTATCTAAAACCAACACTCTACGATCTAGTTTAAAATGTTTAATTTTCCTGATGATGCGCCATCAGCTAACCCTGTTTTCTACCGTACATATAGCCGTAGATCTGGAGACAAAAAAGAATCATGGCAGGATGTAGTTACACGCTGTGTCAACGGTCTAGCAAAGATCGGTAAGTTTACAGACAAGCAAACCGCTCTAGTACGTGAACAGATGGAGGAGCTACACTCTCTACCATCAGGACGTTGGCTATGGACAGGTGGGACACCGTGGCTAGAGGATCAGAAGAACTTTTCTGGTGCTTATAATTGCACATCTACAGATGCTGTTGACCTAGAAAGTTTCAGCCTACAGATGGAACTATTGATGATGGGATCAGGAACTGGTGCTATCCTTGAGCCTTCTAATATTGAACTACTTCCAGTAGTATGTAATCACTTAGATGTAGAAGTATTAGAAAATATTGGTGAGGCAACTGAATATGATTCTAACACAAGGTTGCACATTATTGAGGAGAAGTGCGCCATTCTATATGTTGGTGACAGTCGAGAAGGGTGGTGTAACGCTTTTCTAGATCTCCTATTGTTGTTTACAACTAAAGCATCAGGGGTTCGTACACTTAAGATTGATTTGTCTAACGTGCG